CTTCGGCTGCTGCTTCTGGAACGGTTGGAGTTGTTTCCACTTCGTTTTCTCCTTCGATTGTTGGTGTGTTTGTTTCTGACTCTTCGGCTTGTGGCTCTGATTCAGAATCTTCTGGCTCACTTGCTGCGACTGCGACTTTTGCGCTGGCAATCGCTGGATCTGTTACAAGTGAGACTTCTTTGAGTGCGCTTGCACTAATAACTAAAACGCCATCGACATTCTTGTAGCGTTCAGCTAGAACGCCCACACTAAAACCGTCACGCAATCCAGAACTTGCCTCGACCAGACTGTCAGATCCTGCGGTTGTATTTCCGATAGAAAATACTGCATCGATACCTTCATCGGTGACTTTGTAGGATTTCAAGAATCCGATTGGAGCTTCACGGCGATGTTCTAAGAGCAATTTTGTTGTATTGCCGAATGTAATGGATCCCGGCTTGAACGATGTCGCTCCAGCTGATGTAGATCCAGTTTCATTCCATGTCACGATGCGTCCAGAGATTTCGCGCTTTGGAAAGTCCGTCGCCGTGACTTTGATTGAAAAGTCCAGATTCATCGGAGTTGGCTTTATTTCTTTCATGAGATCATGTCCTCTTCTCTTCGGATTTCTTCTGTTGTGATTGCACCTATATCAAAAAGCAGTTTATAAACTTCGGCACGTTCTTTTGCAGATCCACGCAAATAATCATCAAGGTCGAATTTAACTTCTTGCGATGCAGGAACAAAATCATTTGGCATTCCAGTCATTGAGAGACGTTCTTCAATGCTAGTCATGACGTTTCTAAGCGAGAAATCGACAAGAGATTGACGTGAAAGAGCTGCGTTGGAATAAGTCATACTGGAGCCAGTTTCGGCATCGACGTAATAAGCCGGAATGCCACACGCGCGCGCTAATTCGGTCGCAACGTAGGATCTAGCTTGATTAAGCTGCAATTTCTCCGGATCAAATCCTAAAGCTTGCAATTCGACATCAGCATTTAAGAATGCGGTTGAACGATTGCGTCTTGCACTGCCCCAAGATTCAAGAAGCTTCGCGATGCGATCTGCTGGAAGTGCAGTGCCGTTTGATTTTAATACCATCGTTGGAACTGGCTCGCGCGCGTACATCACCGCAGCGCGTTCTAATTCTGCGCCAGCTTTGATTGTGCGACCAGCGCGATTCAAGATTCCTTCATCGTTTCCGTAAAAGACTGCAAGCGCACCAACACCAGAATCTGGAACTGGAATGTTGTCTACTGTGTAATACTCAATTTCTGTTCCACGTGCGTTTGTAATAATTCCAACGCGTGTTGGCGAAATTCTTTCAGCTGCACGAATGCGATATGTGTCGGCATAAATCTCAGTAATCCTGAGATACCCGTAACCGAACAGAAGCAAATCTTCACAGAGCCACGCATACGTGCTAGATCCGGGAACACGTGGATCCGGTTGGTTAATACATTTTGGCGGCGTCTCTACTTCTGATCCATCAGCTTTGACACGAACTTTCAACGGAATTGATGCAACGCTGGACGTGATGATGTTTCTTGCGCGAGCGCACGTTGGCACTGACATAAATTCAGCGCGTGATGCAGTGATGCCAGTGATTCCGTAGAAATTGTAAATGGAATCGGTTGTGTTGGTAGGAGCCAGCGATGCTTGGACGTCATAGGTCGGTGACGGAGCCGACGTTGTAACGTTGCGCGAGAATAGTCCCATGCGCACAAGTCTAAAGGTCGCCTATACGCTTACCCAACGAGAATGTCAATCTCCATCTCTGGGCGTGTCGCGAAATGTGTCGCCAGAGCTGAAGCAACCGCAGCGCAGACTGCAACGCTTGAGGCGCGCCGACCGATGATCCAACCGCCATCGCCCATTGGTAATCTGACGGCCGATAATATCTGCTTGGATAATTCTGCCTGTTTTCCGTGAATCAATCTCTTTGAGGTAATCGCGCCCAACAATTCATCGCAGCTTTGTCCATAAAGTGCGCCATCAATGTCAATGACGGGAATGCCGGCAGGTTGTAATCGACCGGCAACGGCTGAGCTAGTGCGCTTGCTGAATGCCACATATTCCAGCGGATATTTTCTGGCATAAGGCGCGATGTCATTGGCGATGGCCTTGTCGTCTAGCGAAATCGGATTGTGCCAAGTGTGCAGAAGCTTGATGTTGAAAGTGTCGTCAGCATTCTTTTGAGCGGCCACAAGCGCGCCATCTCTACGATCCGGCGATAGATCAAGGCCGAACCACGTGACCTTTTCGACATCAAGTTGAATCTCATCAGATCCACACTCTTCCCATTCCTTCGCAGGAATTGCTCCGGAAATTGTATTGACCCAACGGCACAACACTTCCGTCTGGACAACATCTGGCGGATCATTGAGTACGGCGCGGATATTATCTTCGTGGATTGTGTGACCCAACGCCGGATTGCTGGCGACCCAGTTGCGTTCATCTTCAATCTTGTCCGAATAAGCCGACCATTCGAAATAGGCGATGTCGTCGTCAGATCCAGCAGCTGAAGCCATGCCGCGCTCGCGTAGCTGATTGAGAATCAAGGAATGCTGATCTCCAGCGTTTGAAAATGTCCAGAGCTGCGGATTCTTAGCAGCCATCATCGTGTATCGCATCGCTGACCACGCTTCGGTATCTTTGAGCTGACGAGTTTCGTCCATGTACACAGTCTCCGGCTTAGCAAATCCACGAGCCGCAGCGTTGGCCGCTTTGACGACATATCTTGCACCCGACATCAGCTCAATCTCTTCCGATCCATGCGCCCATCGAATCTTCTTGACTTGCTTCGCCAAATCTTTGTTGCTCTCGATGATATTGACGACGTGGCGAAAGGTCTCCAGTGATGTCGTCAGAACGTGAGCCGACCCAAGTTGCAGCGGCTCCTTCCAGAGAAACATTCTGGCAAGAATGCTCATCTCCATAATTGTGGATTTGCCGTTCTGTCGAGCTGCAACGACCACCACCACCGGCGATTTCCACCGGCCATCTGGCTTGATTTTCATCGCGTGTTCAAAAACAAACTTCTGCCACGGCATCAAATCAACGCCCAGTTTCGTCGCAAATTCTATGATTTCAAGGCCGCGAGAGGGCAAATCGTTGAGCCTAGAGTGAATTCTTGGCGTCCCAGAGCCGATTAGACGCTCCGGTTGGGTACTGATTCCCTGTTCGTCCCTGTTCGCCTCTGTAACGACCGTCAGAGGCCGTTTCTGACCCTGTCCAGCCTTAGTCATGGCTTGTGCTCTCTTGAGTCGGTGAAAACGGAAAAGGAAGAGTCAGAGGTGTCCTTGCTTGTCCAAAAAACGCGCCTATTCGGTTGCCTTTCGAGTAATTGCATCGCGTACACGCTGCTAAGAGGTTATCCGGCTCATCAGTGCCGCCCTTGCTGATGGGAATCACGTGATCGACTGTCGTTGCATCGTTGCCACAGTATTGGCACAGATAGCCATCGCGTATCAGTATCCGTTGACGGATCTTTGACCACGCTCTTGTCCCACCATTGGCTCTTGCTGACTTAGCTGACATCAATGGAATCCATTGGTTTTGAAGAATCTCCATGCGTTGCACATTGACCCGTAACGTTTCGTGATGTAGCGAATGCTCCAGTCCACCATTGAGAATCCATCGAGTCGTCCGTACTTAGCGTTCTTCATTTGGCCTAAGCCGTAGTGTGATCCATTACGTGCATCTACTCTCCAGTTGCTTTCCTTCTGGATCAACGCATTGAAGCAGCTGAACTGCTCGTAATTGATTATCCTTGAATGTGCATAGAGCTTAAGCAAATCAGTCTGTGACACTGCTTTGGCTTCTGTTGTAGCTGAGATGGTCAAGATCAGAATTGACATAGGAATAGCCAATAAGTTTTTATTTGTTTTTATTTTTATATTTATTTTCTTTTTATTTATCTTTATTTTCAAGATATTATCTTTCAAGTATAGCGATGGATCCTGACAATCTGTCAAGGATTGAGGTCGGTGTGTCGCATCGTCCACAAGCCCTGTGGATAACTTCTGTGGATAACTATTCATTGAAGTTTAACACTGGAGTATCCAGAGCCTTCTGCATCGAGTTTGTACCAGTGAAGAGATCATGTAATTCATCGCCTATCTGTACGTTTAACAAGTCAATGACCCACTGATTGAATGTGGCCGGTTTAGCCCCTTTGAGGCCTCTCTGACGCGTTACTGCACACGTTATCCAGTCCCTAACCATTGGCGACCTTTTATTGTTTTTATTGCCGCCTCGCCAGATTACAGGCTCCCAAGCAAATTGAGTCGTTGTTGGCCTAATTTGATGCCAGGTTTTACACCAGGCTCCAACGCGTACATCTTCCGGACATGCTGGAAGTAACCATTGAAGATCTCGCGGATTGCAGCTCAACACCCAACCATCTGGATATTCTGATTCAAGTTTCTTAAGAAGCGCAAAGTGCGTTTCTTTTAAGTCCCAAATAGCGGCTTCATCGTGATGGTCTCCATAATGAGATTGACCGCAGCCGTAATAAGGCGGATCAGCATAGGCAAATTTATTCAAGGCCAGCCACCAGAGAATCATCGACCAGTTTTACCGAGAATGCACCGCACCCAGAGCATTGAGCGAACCATTCGTGCGCGGTCAGCTCTGCTCCCTTAGTAATCAGATGTTCCTTGCGTCCGTCGCCATAGAGCTTCTTGCATATTGAGCAATCAAATCGCAGCAGTGGCATATTCGCTCCTGACCAATGTTTCAATCGGATTCAGATTAGCCTGATCGACCCACCAGGAATCCTGACGCGGATTCTTAAACCGCTTGCGTCTAGCAAAGGCTACTGGAAGCCAGCCGGCGATGTGATAGACCGGCGACTTGCCGACTACCAGCACCGCGATGTCAGTCTCACGATCATTTGGATACACGATAAGATTGCCACCGACATAAGACGTCCAGCGCACTTCTAGCCCTTGACCTACATCAGCTCCTCGCTTGCCGTTTGAAAGGTTGATGTCATAATCAAGGCCAAAGTATCTGGCCACAATCATCTCAGCTCCTAGACTTTCGGCGTATTCTGAAACCTGCTCATGATTGTTTAGCTTAGAGTTATAACGAAGTGTCGTTCCAAGTTGGCCACTATATGAGAAGACCACATCAACGGCTCGTTTATGAATAGCCCATTCATCAGCCGCGCTGATTGTCATTTTCTGCATTTGCTGCAGAACCACAACACCGGCTCTCCTCCTACATTTCGCAGATAACCTGCACGATCTAGCATCTCAATGCGCTCGCAGTGATCACATCGCTCTACCTTAAATTCTGATACAACTTTGCCGTCTATTAGCGTCCGGCCAATCATTGTTGTGACGTCAATGATTTCTGTGAGCGCACTCATAATTCTTCACCTTCTGGAATTAGAATCGAGCATTTATGACAACCTTTTTGTATCATAACGGCTTCTTTTGCGGAAGTCACAGAATAGAAATCGCATTGATGGACAAGCGAATGTGTTTTGCATAAATTAACAATCCATTTTGTCCAATCAATTTCTGATCCGCTTATGCTGGCCATTTTGGATTCTCCGTTACATAAACGAGAGCTTCTTTGTAACCAATATCAAATTCATCAGCCGCCCATACCATTCGCTTGGCCAAATCCATGACTTGATCTTCATTTAACGTTTTATCATGATCTAAAATCAAATAAGCAATCACGGCTGCATCTAGTTTGTCTCGAGTGCTCATACCTGTGGCCTCCACTGTCCATCAGATCCGAGCATGTACCAAGCTGGAGCACATTGTTTTGCCTTAGCCTTCTCGGAGCACATATAACCGCCCCAGCCTTTGTTCGTCTTAGCCGATGTGCCTTCACGCCAGATCATGTGACCATGTGAGCACATAGGCGCAGCAGCTACTTGAACGCCGCCAAGCGTCTCTTTGATGGCTTCAAGGGCGATTCCAAGCGTTGGAATCCCAGCAGCTTCAGCTTCTTCACGCGTCTTAAACGATGGCACATCTGAATGTTTTGTGTTCCAGTAATCATAAGCAACGGCAGAATCTTGGACAATCTTTGGATCGATTCGCTCTACCTGTTGCATATTCTGCATTGTTGGCCGTTTGTCAGTGCCTAGCACTAGGCCGGCACAACGCCCAATCGCTGAGGTTACTGTGTCCTCAACAAACCATTTCTTCATCTGGACGTTGTAGGTGTTTACGTTGCCGAATGCGTAGTCAATGCCAGCCGGCTCCTGATCTTCGTAATTACGATATATCCGGCACTCAACAAGGACGTAGCCCTTCTCTAAATTGACGTCCATGATTGACGTGTGGATCTTGCCGTCTGGATAGGTAGCCCAGAATCGCTGGATCCTTGCAGCTACATCTTCGTAGTTTTCTAAGAAACTCACTTGGCCACCGCCTGAGATGATGCATGCCGGCCAACGGCTTTGCCGCGTTGATAGCCATCTGCGTGTCCGTTTTTGTAGCCGATTGTGTAAGTGACTAGCGACCAGAGAACTCCGGCGAATGCAGTCAAGAAGAACAATCCGATTTCACTTGTTGTCATTTTTGCTCCCGTGGGAGCCTTGTCGAATGCTCCCAGATACAGAGTGACATCGATGGCTGACAATTTCAAGATTGGCTTCGGCGTGTCTATTTCTTGAGAGCAATCTCCAGCAGTAATTGATCTAAACGTGCCTCAATTCGAGAGACTTGATCCTTGAGAGAATTGCCACCATTCGGTTGAAGCTCTCGCATGATCGACTTCACCATGAATCTCATTGACGAGTAGATGGCAGTCATAACCGCAAGAACAAGACCAATGACCGCCGTCCACTCGCCCACGCTCACTTTTTGAAGCCTAGACTGTCCTTTGGATTAGCCCAACGCGCGAGCATTGGCACTACTCCAGCGACGAGTCCCATCGCTAAATCTTTTGGATTGGTATTGCCCGTTAAATAAACGGCCAACATTCCGGCCACTGAGCTTCTCGCCCATGATGCACCTAACGCCTTAATATCTTTCATTTTTTCTTCTCCTTTGGCTTCACCTTTTGGATTGGCTCGACCACTGGATATTCTCCTGCATAAATTGTCAAGCGAGCGCGAGCGAAACCGACTATTTCTTTGCCAATGTAGCGTTGCTTGAGCATAACCATTCCGCCGTTGCGCTGATCTCCTTCGCCGGACGTATTGCCCTCGATGCAGAGCACGCTTGACGTGCCGACTTTGACAACAATGCCAATGTGACTAATGCGATCAATGCCATCATGTGGAAAGTCCATAAAGCACAAATCGCCAAGCTGCGGCTTGTCTTCAATCCAGCGGCCTTGCTCTTTCATCTTATGAGCACCAGCAGCAGTTGAAACCATTGATGGAATCTTGACTTTGGCTTGGTCGAAACACCAATTCACGAAAGATCCACACCAAGGTAATCCATCGGCCTTTGTGAATTTGCCGTACTTGGTTAAATTTTGGCCAGTCTCGACTGTGCCGACCTCAGCTAACGCAATTTCAATAATTCGAGCTGCAGTGCCGTCAGGATAATATGACATCGTGATCCGCATTGTCACAAGTCCATTGACAAGTTGCCTCATTTAGTACCGCTTCATCGTGGCATTGTGGGGCAATAAAAGCATCACGCACAGCATCGTATGTATAGCCAATTCCTGCATAATTAAATCTTATGTTGCCATTGTAACTTGTACGCTTGCAGACTTGGCCTCTAAAATTGCCATACCAAGTCTCGGTGTCTAAACCTTCAATGGTTTCTGTTTCATCAATGCCAGTAATAACTTCGGTGACAATGTTGTCATTATTTAAGAATGCGTAATGTGCCATTATGCCCAACTCACATTTCCTGTGCCAGCAGTAATAGTGGCACGCTTATAGCCGCCACTTGCTGCACTTTCTGTACCTGTCAATCCAGCACCAAAAGTTATTGTTTTAATATCTGGATAACGCAAAATTACAACACCTGAACCGCCGTTACCGCCTGTTGTTGCTGTGTTTCCGACTGCACCACCGCCACCACCGCCAGAATTGGCTGTTCCTGCTGTTCCAGGATTTCCACCGCCGCCACCGCCACCGTTGCCACCTGTTCCAGCCGAGCCGCCAGCATAATTTCCACCGCCGCCACCGCCACCGTAATATATTGCAGAACCTGAAATGCTTGTGGAAATACCTACTCCGCCATTACCACCTGATGCTGGGGCTGATCCAGTTCCATTTGCCCCAACAGCACCAGCACCGCCGCCGCCACCGCCGCCATTGACTCCAACACCTGATCCGCCAGCATAACCTTGATTTGCCGTACCAGCACCGCCAACAGTTTGATAATTACCTGAACCACCACCGCCTGAACCGCCCGTTGCTCCTGCAAGATTTACTGAACCACCTGAACCACCGCCGCCACCTGTACTGGTAATTGTGTTGAAAGTTGAATTTGACCCAGACACTCTTGTACTTGCTGCATAACTTGGCGCAGCGGCTCCAGCACCGATTGTTACTGTGTAATTTGTGGCTGGCGATAATGTGAAATTACTTTCCAAACTTCCACCGCCGCCTGTTGCTCCGACTGTGCAACGCAAACCACCAGCACCGCCTGCACCAGCACCGCCAGTACCCGAAGTTGAAGCATTGCCTGCACCACCACCTGCAATAACTAAATAATCAACACTAAAATTGCGTGGATAACCACCGCTACTCATAATTCCAAGCATTGGTGTCATTATACAATGTCTCCAAAAATAATCCAAGAGTTTGCAGCTAATTTTTTACAAGTTGCGCCAGAATTAGCTACTCTTAATTTTGGAGTTGCACTTGTTGCACCAGTTGAAATGACCGTTGTAGTGCCTGGAGTGACTGCACCAATTGTAGGCTGACCTGCACCAGTAATCCAAAACACATTGAGTTCTGTGCCTACTGCAAAGTTAAAAGTTGCATCGGTTGGAATGTTGAATTGCTGAGTTGTAGCATTATTCATGGAGAAGATATTGCCTTCATCGCCTGATGCAAATGTATATGCGGCAGTCTTTGCCGTATAGGTCGATGAAATCTTCGGTGATGTAATAACGGGAGCAGTAAGAGTTTTGTTTGTAAGTGTTTGTGATGTTGTTAAATCAGCAGTAACTGCGGTGTCGATTGAGACTGTCACGGCTCCTGATGTTCCACCGCCAGAGATTCCAGTCCCAGCAGTGACGGCAGTGATGTCACCTTGATCATTATTGATCCAAGTAAAGGCCATATTTGTTCCAGAAGTCTTTGATAACACTTGACCAGTTGTGCCACCGAGCAGATATTGCATTGATGTATCAACGCCCTGACCGAATGTGTTGAAATCAGCTGGAAGATTCGTGACCAGAGAGGTACTGGTCGGCATCACCCAGCCGAAGTTTGTTGTTGGATTTGCCATCGTTTCTCCTTAATTGACGACTAGCGCGTCAGCGTAGTCAAGTGTAGGACTAAGAGTGTTGAATGTTTCGGCGACACTTACATCTTGCCATTCCATCGCCTGAAGTGAGAATGGAAGTGGCGAGACAATGAGTGTCACGGCCAGTTCATTGTATGAAGCTTGGAATCGCCAGCCTTCGACGAAGCCCAAGAAATTACCCGATTGCATATTGACCGGCAGATTTGCCAGCGAGATCGGCTGACCCATAAACACGTTGATGAGATCGTCCCGATCTGCATCATCGACTTCTGGATTGGTCAATGCGAACGTGATTGTTTCAAGAAACGACTGTGGCTGAGCGCGCAGTGTCAGATAAAAATTGGCCTGAGATGTGGCATCGGCTGAGTGTTTAAGCGATGTCGTAATCTGTTGAGCAAGATCTCCGTATGTGGCAATCGAATCGGCATCGGTAGCCGTGACGTTGCCCGATGAATAGACCAGATTGACATCGTTTCGAATATCGCCGGCCTTTGTCTGCATCTTGATTCCACGTCCCAGAGCTTGATTGGCATCTAGTTCGGTGTATCCGTAAGTGGCCAAATAGGTTGAACGATGTGTCGAGTCAGCATAGGAGATTTGGCCTTGCGCGTTTTCGTATAAATAACCGAGACCGCTAGTGGCAAGATCTGCAACCAAATTCCACGTGATTGTTTTGCTCGATGATCTAGCTGCCAATTCATAATTTCCGGGAATATCGATTTCGCCCAATCCAGTGTTTTGAGCATCAGCCCACGTTTCCGTTGCCGGAGTGTAGGTCGCCCACGTCAGAGCCGCTGGAACCTCGCTCCAGTTATTGACGAGCAAATCCTGAAGGATTGAATAGATCTGATTGCCGTCAAAATCCTGCGTCAAGACTCCATTTGTCAGTGCCTTTTGAAGCCTTGCAAGGGCTCCCAGAGCCGTGATGGTGATTTCCTGAGTGATTGCCACTGACCCAGTCTGTGAAACCGTCACGGTGACGTCCACTACTGATCCGCCAAAAATTGGAACGAAGGTCGCCGTCGAGTCTTTGACTTCAATGGTAACTGTGTCATTGATTGCCACTGTGATGGCCGAAAGGTCAAGATTGATGAGATTGACTGTGCAATAGCCGGCTTGAGCTTGCGTGTAGATATTTGTGCGACCTGATGAAATTGAAAGATTGGCTAGAACAACGTCCGTGTATTCAACGGCATTGATTGTCACTTTCCAGACTGGCGACCATTGAGTCATTAGATTGCCTGAAGTGCGCCGGCTCCGCCAGTGCCACGATAGAAGGAATCATTGAGCACATTGATAATTGTGCGAGCAGTGCCTTCGGCATCGATTGCTCCATTGACTGTCAAATTGATCCGAGCGGCGTTCTGAGAATCCGTGAAACCGCCGCCACCTTGAGCAGCTAGACGAGCTGCATTTTGTGAATCGGTAAAGCCACCACCGGCCAGAGCTGCACCTGAAACCGCTGAAGTCACTCCTGTTCCCATGACGGAAGATGATGATCCGCCACCGCTTCCACTTGATCCGCTTGGAATTGAAATTGATGGCACTGTCACCGATGGCGTTGCAGTTTTTGGAATAGTCACGGTTGGAACGCTAATTGATGGAGCTGAAATTTGTGAAACGTTAGGCAAGAATGGAATCGAATTATAGACACGAATGAGCGCATTGATTCCGGCGACTGCACCAGAAATCAATGAATTGAGTCCGTTAATGACCGCGCCGATGACGTTAATGATTCCGCCAGCGATTTCTCCAACAACCTTAAACGCTCCGCCTAAGACCGTGACTAAAACCGGCACGACGTACTTTTGAATAAAGCCGATAAATGTCTTGAATGTTTCCTTGTTCTTTTCAATAGCGTCAGTGATTGGCTTGAAGAAATCAGCAAATTTGCCTAGAGCCGGAACGACCTCATTGACGACAAATTGAACCAATTTGTCAATGATTGGAATCAGTTTAAATCCAATCGTTTCTTTGGCTTCATCAAATGTGACTTTCAATCGCTCTAAGCGTCCAGCGTATGTTTCAGCATTTGCCGCAGCTGCGCCGCCGAATAAATCCGTCAGCTTTGTCTGAACGTCAGTAAATGACATTGTTTTCAATTCAGCTGATGAAAGTCCAATTCCTAATTTTCCAAGTGCAGCAGTATTTCCGTCGTATGCCTTGCCGATTGCATTAGCCACGGCTTCGAGTGGCTTGCCCGTTGATGTTGAGACATCAAGTGCAACCGAGAGAAGATCTTGAGCCTTGCTCAAATCTCCGGTCGAGAGCGCAATGCGCTGCAAGGCCGGCCTCAATTTTTCGTCCGACACGCCTGTCGCTAAAGACATCTTGAGAATTTGATCTTCAGTGGCTTTGATTTGTGCCTCTGTTGCACCAGTTGCGTTTCGTAATGCTCCAGCTAGTTTTACTTGCGCCGCTTCATCTTCAATCGCCGCTTTGACGCCATCGACGCCAATCTTGATTGCATAAGCAGCCGCAGCAGCTCCAGCAGCCGCGAAAGCCAGTCCTGCCTTTTTGCTAAATTCGCCCATCTTTGAAGAAGAGTCATCGACATCTCCATTGGCTTGCGCCAGTGATTTCTTAAGCTGATCTACATCAGCAAGAATCGAGAGCTTGAGTGTGCGCGATTGTCCGGCCATTTACCACTCCTTCAAGATTCGGTCGAAAGCATTTTCCCACTTCTGAATCAGTTCTGGCTGGATTTCGCGTAGTGTCGGATAAATAAACCAGCCTTTAGATCCTCGTCCCTGCTTTCCTGACCATATTGGGAATTGTTTGAATTTATTAGATCCAAATTCGTAGCCGCCCCAGAGCTGCTGAGTTGTGCCACCGCCAGAGAATTTTTGGCTTGCAAAGCCGAATGACAATTCTCCAATCTTTGATGATTTGGATACGCGTGAACCTTGAGCAATACGATCATCGGCTTTATTAAAAGTCTTGTTGGCGGCCTGAATAATTTTGCCTTGAGCATATTCAGCCAGCGCCGATGATTCTCTTTTAGCTGCATCGGTAGCTTCATCTCCCATCGCTTTGAGTGCTGACGTGATGCGACGAAGATCTGCTTTGTCATAGGCAATTTCAACGTTGTCGCTCACTTTGTTTCTCCAGTATCTCGAAAGCCGTGTAGATCTGCTCCGCCGTCGTCCATTCGCTCATCGGTATTCCTGTGGCTATTGCTAACTCCACAAGGATTCGATTTACGCTTCCGGCGGCGTAACTTTTGGGAGAACGTCACCGACTGTCACGTCGGCCACTGTTTCACACCAGATTTCATAGCTCTTGATTGGCTTGCCACCGGCTTCACGTTTCATCGCATTCCACGCAAGGAAGAGAAGATCAGAGATTCCGATCTTCTCCTGCGCTTGCGATATTGTGCTGCCTGTTTTTTGTTCCCATTTAGCCCACTCTGGCGGCTGAGCTGTGTAAGTGCCGAACTCGCCGTTTGTGTATTCGATGGTGATTGGTAGTCTCATTTAGTGCTCCCGTTTCTATTGGTTGGATCAGGTGATTGTGAGAACTGGTGTTGTTGAGCAGAGCATCGCCCAAGTATCAGTCTGAGCATCTGGAGCTGCGCCACCAGCAGTTGGAGCCACTGGAAAGACGTTGCCAGCAAAAGATGCACCAGTAGCTGATACAAGTGTGAATGCAAGTGCAGTGTTTGGAGCAGAGCTAAAAGCAGTCCACATCGCTTCAAATAGTGATGAAGTTGCGCCCCAGTCTGCAAGAAGTGAGATGTTGAGAGTCCACTGATCATCGATGTGCTTATAGGCCTTTCCATCGAGTGTCTGGTAAGTGGTAATGACTGGCGCATTTACCAGCGTGACCGCTGTTGTCTGTGCGTCATAATTGACAGTCGCAAGGGTGAAGGTTATGTCGCGACCGGTGACTATTGTTGTTGGCATTTCTTTGTCTCCTTAGATTGTCTGTTGTGTGTAGTAAGTGCTGACCGCGAGATCCGCCACTAGTAGATTCGATGCCCCTACTGATTGAATTGTCGGGCGTTGAACGTCTCCGACTTCATATCCTGCTGGCATCGCTGCGATGATGCTGATGATTAGCTGCTCAAGATTGTCAAGTGCTCCGGCCGTGTTGTTGTAGGCAACGGCCGCAGTAACCACGAAGTTGATTTTCACGCGCACCGCAGACTTGCCGATTGTTGTCGTCTCTAAATAAGGCGAATCTGGAACGATTACGCAAGCCGGCGGAATGACTGCTTCTGGCGGAGATGAATAAACGGAAGCCACGACACCGCCAAGAGCTGTTGCAAGAGTGCCGCGAACGTTGGTCGCAATTGTTGTTGGTGTAGGCATCAGATAGCCATCGTTGAAGTGTCAAGGTATGGCGAAAGTAATCCGACCACTCTGTTCATTAAGGATCGTCCCATTCTGTAAGGCGATGGAGTGAAATCGACGCCTTCAATTTGACCGCCTGGAGCGACCACGGATTGGAAGATCTCCACACTCACAATCGTCACGGCTTGTTCGACTGCCGGAGTTGATGCGTAAAGTGTGGCGGCATTGGCTCCGGATAAGTAGGCAACGCCAGCTGGTATGACTTCGCGGAAAGAAATGTTCGCGTTTGTCTTAGCAGCTGTAAAGACATAAATCGCGCCAGAGTAAAGGTTGAACACTGGAATGAATGGAAACGTCTCCCAGTAATTTGATGTGATTGTGATTGTTCCGTTGAAAGTCGATGGAACGCAACCAGTGACCACGACTGTCTGACCCTCGACGAAAGTGTTGGGACGTTGCGTGACGTAATAGGCGACATTGTTTTGAAGATAAACGCCGGCGATTGCAGCTTGATTGGCAGTCAGCATCGGCAAAATTACTTGTTCGGCAGAATCAATGATTCCGTCAAGGTAAGCATCTGAATACAGGGACGACGAAACGCCCAAGACTGTTCGCAGTTGCGATGCAGTAATGATAGATGGCATTTCATCGTCCCTTCGTATTCGGCTGGCCTAGATACGGGAGCGCACCTAGGCCATGATCAGTTGGATCAGGTTAGGTTAAAGCGACGGAGGCCACCAGCCCATGTGACTCCAGCTGCAACGTATCCGTAGAGCATCAATTCAATTTCGCCAGTTGTTGGAACGTTGGCTGAAAGTGTTAGCGCAGGAGATTCAAAAATCTCGATTGAACGAGGCTCAATGATGAACGCTGATTCGTCGATAGTTGTTGAAACCATGTTTGCATCTACATAAAGATCCAAGCCCAAAACGTTTCCACGAATTGATGTTGGATTAGCAGTTCCACCGGCATTTTGTGTCAATGGTTGAGCATTGTAAATTGGACGACCAGTTGAATCAGTTGCACCCATCAAGAGTGACCACTGTGAAGTACCAGCAACGTATGCAGTTGCAGTGCGCTTTGTTGCATTGTATGCAGCTGCTGCTTCTGTTGATACGAATGAGATGATTCCTGCTGATGTTGCCGCAGTTGTTGCAGCTTGTGTTCCACCGGCAACAATTTGAGCAATTACGTACTCATCAACGGCTTGAGCGTACCCATCACGAAGATTCTGAAGCATGATTTCATAGAATGATGGATCTGAGCGATCTAGCAATTCTACTGAGTAGCGTTGGAATCCTGCCTTCTTGATTACTGTCGCATTGATGTAAGCAGAAGTGATTTGAGTTGTTCCAGTTGGATCTCCACCCTCGGCCACAGTCGCGACCGTACTATTGGCCGTGATTTTAGGAATCGAGACTGTCATTCCGTATGAGTTAAGTGGACGTGTACCACCGCAAGCGTCCACAGTTGGACGAACCATTGTTGTGTTTGTTGCAACGTCGCGAATATATGAAACTGGTGAGAATGCTGGATTTGTTGTGAATGAATCATCGGCAGCCATTACGTACTGACGAGAATCTTCATTTCCCATTTTCGCCTTGATTGTGTGCTCTAGGTATGCCCCTGGAGTTGCAATTGGTGAACGTGGCTTGGTGAAATACAACGGACGAGTTGTCTCTGTTGCAGTTACGACTTTGGAAGCCTCAACCGCTTCGGCTGCTGCTTCGGGAACGGCTGGAGTTGATTCCATTTCGTTTTCTCCTTGTGTTGGTGTTGGTGTGTTTGTTTCTGACTCTTCGGCTTGTGGCTCTGATTCAGAATCTTCTTGTTCACTAGCTGCGACGGCGACTTTTGCGCTGGCGATTGCTGGATCTGTTACCAGCGAAACTTCTTTCAATGCGCTTGCACTAATAACAAGAACGCCATCGACATTTTTATATCTCTCAGCTAGAACGCCCACTGAAAATCCATCGCGCAGTCCAGATGATGCTTCGACTAGAGAATCGTTGCCGGCAGTTGTGTTGCCAATTGAAAATGTTGCATCGATTCCAGAATCTGTGACTTTGTAAGATTTTAAGAATCCGATTGGAGCTTCACGGCGATGCTCAAGTAGCAATTTAGTTGAATCGCCAAAAGTAATTGATCCAGGCTTGAATGATGTCGCTCCGGCTGATGTAGATCCAGTTTCATTCCAGGTGACAATACGTCCAGAGATTTCACGCTTTGGAAAGTCTGTGGCCGTGACCTTGATTGAAAAATCAAGATTCATCGGAGTTGGCTTTGTTTCTTTCATGAGATCATGTCCTCTTCTCGTCGGATTTCTTCTGTTGTGATTGCACCTATATCAAATAACAATTTGTAAACTTCTGCACGTTCTTTTGCTGATCCGCGCAAATAATCATCAAGGTCGAATTTAACTTCTTGCGATGCCGGAACGAAATCATTTGGCATTCCAGTCATTGAAAGACGCTCTTCAATGCTGGTCATTACATTTCTCAGCGAGAAATCGACAAGAGATTGACGTGAAAGAGCTGCATTGGAATAGGTCATACTGGAGCCAGTTTCAGCATCGACGTAGTACGCCGGAATGCCACACGCTCTGGCTAATTCAGTTGCCACGTAGGATCTAGCTTGATTGAGCTGCAATTTTTCTGGGTCAAATCCTAAAGCTTGCAATTCAACGTCAGCGTTCAAGAATGCAGTTGAACGATTGCGTCGAGCACTGCCCCAAGATTCAAGAAGCTTCGCGATGCGATCTGCTGGAAGTGCAGTGCCATTAGATTTCAAGACCATCGTTGGGACTGGCTCACGTGCATACATAACCGCAGCGCGTTCTAATTCTGCGCCAGCTTTGATTGTGCGACCAGCACGATTCAAGATTCCTTCATCGTTTCCGTAAAACACTGCAAGAGCACCGACGCCAGAATCTGGAACTGGAATGTTGTCCACTGTGTAATACTCAATTTCTGTTCCACGTGCGTTTGTAATAATTCCGACGCGAGTTGGCGAGATTCTTTCAGCTGCACGAATGCGATACGTATCGGCATAAATCTCAGAAATCCTTAGATACCCATACCCGAACAGAAGCAAATCTTCGCACAACCACGCATACGTGCTAGATCCTGGAACGCGTGGATCTGGTTGATTGATGCACTTTGGCGGCGTCTCGACTTCTGATCCATCAGCTTTGACGCGAACCTTCAATGGAATCGATGCGACGCTTGACGTAATGATGTTACGTGCGCGAGCACACGTTGGCACTGACATAAATTCTGCACGTGATGCAGTAATGCCAGTGATTCCGTAAAAATTATAGATTGAATCCGTTGTATTCGTAGGCGCGAGCGATGCCTGGACGTCATACGTCGGTGACGGAGCCGATGTTGTGACGTTGCGAGAGAATAGACCCATGCGTGAAGTCTAAGCCTCGCGTATACATCTACCCGACCAGAATGTCTATCTCCATCTCTGGGCGTGTCGCAAAATGTGTTGCAAGAGCCGAAGCCACAGCTGCGCAGACTGCAACGCTTGAGGCGCGTCGACCGATAATCCAGCCGCCATCTCCCATTGGTAATCTCACGGCCGATAATATCTGCTTGGATAATTCTGCCTGTTTCCCGTGAATGAGTCTCTTTGACGTAATCGCCCCGAGAAGCTCGTCGCAACTTTGTCCGTACAAGGCTCCGTCAATGTCAATGACGGGAATGCCGGCTGGTTGCAATCTAGCGGCAACGGCTGACGAAGTTCTCTTGCTGAAGGCCACATATTCAAGCGGATACTTTCTGGCATAAGGCGCGATGTCGTTTGCGATGGCTTTATCGTCTAGCGAGATTGGATTGTGCCAGGTATGCAGAAGTTTGATGTTGAAAGTGTCGTCCGGATTCTTTTGAGCAGCGACTAACGCTCCATCTCTACGATCTGGCGATAGATCTAGGCCGAACCACGTCAACTTGTCCACATCAAGCTGCACTTCATCAGATCCACACTCTTCCCATTCTTTGACGGGAATTGCGCCGGAGATTGTATTGACCCATCGGCATAAGACCTCCGTCTGGACGACATCTGGCGGATCATTGAGAACGGCGCGAATGTTATCTTCGTGGATTGTGTGACCAAGCGCCGGATTGCTCGCGACCCAATTTTTCTCATCTTCGATCTTGTCTGAAAAGGCCGACCATTCAAAATAAGCGATGTCATCGTTGCCACCAGCAGCTGATGCCATGCCGCGCTCGCGCAGCTGATTTAAGATTAAACTGTGTTGATCTCCGGCATTCGAAAAAGTCCATAATTGCGGATTTTTCGCGGCCATCATGGTATACCGCATCGCAGACCACGCCTCGGTATCTTTCAGCTGACGCGTTTCGTCCATGTACACAGTCTCCGGCTTAGCAAATCCACGAGCTGCGGCATTAGCCGCCTTGACCACGTAACGCGCACCCGACATCAATTCAATTTCTTCGGATCCATGAGCCCATCGAATCTTCTTGACTTGCTTAGCCAGGGACGGATTGTTCTCAATGATGCTGACCACGTGCCGGAACGTCTCCAGCGATGTCGTCAGAACGTGAGCTGATCCAAGCTGCAGAGATTCTTGCCATAGGAAAAGCCGAGCCAGAATCGACATCTCCATAATTGTGGACTTGCCGTTCTGTCTAGCTGCAACGACCACGACAAGAGGCGCGTGCCACCTGCCATCTGGCTTGACCTTGAGTGCGTGCTCGAACACGAATTTCTGCCAAGGCATCAATTCGATACCGATAGAAGCTGCAAAATCTATAATCTCCAAGCCTTTTGACGGTAAATCGTTAAGCCTGGAATAGATTCTAGGCGTCCCTGAGCCGACCAAATCTCTCTTTGGTTCATCTGATATAGGACTGAGCCTGTTCGCCTCTGTAGCGACCTGCAGAGCCCTAATCATGGCTATTGGATTCGTTTGGTGGTGAAAACATCAAAG